TTATTTCATTTTGTTGTGCAACCAAGGGTTCAGTCAATAATTCCAGTGTTCCATTGGCTGTCAAGGCTTTTGTTTTAAAAAGACTAAAGACAGCGGCAGAAGAATCCACTAAGGTCAAAGTGATAGTGGGGGTAGCCCCAGTATCTTCTGAAACAATAATTGACTTTATAATTCCTGTTGTTGCGTCTGGTACTGTATATACTGATTCATTATCAGTATCCACTAAATCCATCTTATAATTTTTATATGTGTTAGCCATTTATGCTATAAACCATGCTACAGCTTCATCATCGTTCCTTAATTGTTCTGGTGTGTAAGAACTGTTCAAAAGCTGTATAAGCTGATCCAACGATGTAACAAGTTGATTAATTTGAGACTGTGTATATTCCTCAGCTGCTTGTGGAAGTCTTGGTATGTTTATCTGTGCCATTATCTTAATCCTCCTGGTCTTACATCTGCACGGTAAGTTCCAAATCTCCAGTCCGTATCAATTGCATCGCTTTCAATTCTTATAGCTCCTTGTCTTCCTCGTGCACGAGTATCAATTTTAGTTGTCGATGTTGTCACTGCAAAAGGACCATTAATCCTTTGGGTTGATGCAGGATAATCCCTAAACTTAAGTGATATATTAACTGTTCCTGCAAGATTCTTAAAGTCAGGAATGAATCTACTAACTGACATTAATCGTTCACCAGCTTCTGGAAAGACAAACTCACCTGACTCAACATACGCAGTCATGGCTGACCCATCAGCATTGTTTCCTTTTTCCTGCGCATACATAAAAGTTCTACCAGGAGTAAGACCTGTAATAGTGCTGATAGTAGCAGTCGTGCTTGTTGAATTATATTCTGTTGCATAAGGAAATGCGTACACTCCCTTATCGGCCCACGAAGAACGTGGTAATGTTCCTACACTCCACACTTTTTCTGCATAGTTGTATGTAACTACACGATCAATCTGAGAAGATCCATTAGAAGGATAAAACCACATGACTTCATTAAATTCACTATTGGATGCGGCAAAAGTATCCTTTTGTGATGCTTCATCAATATCAGTGAAAACATAATCTTCCACCATGCATGGAATCTTTTGAACGGAACCGTCAAACATGAAGAATGAATCAGTTCCCATCCAGAAGGCTGTTCCATTAATGTCGATGGCTGCGTGTAATCCAGCACATCCGCAGTTGGATCCTAATTGTTGAAAACCAAAAGTAAATGGAGCTCCAATTAATTGCATTTGGTAGAGAGCTGTATCAGTCCATATAAGAACCGCACCACGCGAACGTTGAGCTGCCTCTATTCTACTACCTGCAGTCAGTCGTTGTGACCCTGCTGTATTAGTTGAAGTTGGAGTCCATGTATTAACATCTTCCTGATCAGACCACCTAATAAACATGTCATCTTGTGTAGCCGCACTTCCAATAGTTGTTTCTGTCCCAAAGCATATAACATGGCGATCTGTTCCAGATACTATTGTAAATCTGTTAGCTGTTGGAGCATTAGCTACAGTTGTATTTGTTGCAACTGTAGATGTTCCAGCGGAAGTATCCCAATAATAAAGCTTTCCATTCTGTTGCTGGCAAAGAACATCCTCTCCCCAGTTGTCCAAGGTCCACTTTCCAGAGTCCAAGAAGACAGTATCAGCTCCACTTAATCCAGCACGAGAAGTATCCCATGTAGATAATCCCCATGTGCCTGCCCCCCATCCATATCCAATAACAGATATAGGAGGTTTCGTATTAATTTCATATTCTCCACTAGCTGTAACACTAGATGCTCCCGTGCTTGTAGCTGTTCCTTTGGAAGTAATAATATATTGTGATGTGGAAGTGATGGATTGAATTTCGAATTCTCCAGTAAGTTCAGCAGCTAAAATTCCATTTGCAGGTCCTGATACACTTGAGAGGGTGACAAAATCACCTTCAATGGCACCATGTGCTGCGTCAGTTATTGTAACATTGGAGACAGTATCGGTTGTTGTTATATCCGTAATGCTTCCTGCAGCCACACGAACAGGAGTAATATCATACCATATTCCTATGGCGTAAACATAAAGCTTTTTGTTTGTTCCAATGATAGTGTATTGATCGCCGTCAAGCGAGAACCAAGTTACGATTCCACGAGTGGCACCCACCAATGCATCGGTTGTTACCTTCGACCATCCTCCAATTTTCTCTGGAAGACCATAGCGAAAACGCATATTATTGCCATCGAACCAACGCCCTTCGGCACCATATTCTGTATCTTGCTTATCTATTCCTGGTTGTATTTGAATCTTTGCTAATGGCATTTAAACTCCTACGTAGGATCATCGTAAATACGTATCCATTTTTTAACACCATTAATTTTAACCATAATGGCACCAAATTTATCTGAAGCTTCTGCTGTTGATGAAGAAATACTTGATGAATCATCTGACGCTGAGGTTCCTGCAAAATTAGTAAAAGCTTGGTCAGCATCCCCTTGGTCCAATTCCAAAACAGGAATTGCTCCTGTTCCGCTATTCTGATCCACCGTTAATTTTGCCGTGGGAGA